ACGGTATAGTTTGCTTCTGTGGATGAAAATAAATACCAGAATTATAATCTCCACCACCATTCAATAATCTTGGAGACAAAAAATCAACTTCCACAAAACCATCACTATGAACAGTCAAAGAAAGAAACAATTCACCCTCAATTTCTGCTCGTGCAACATACTTTGGTATGTTCTTCATTAATTCATTTCGCCAATCTTCAATTTCCTCTTTAATGGCTTCATTTACTTTTTCTTCAAAAGAACCCATAACAAAACCATACCCTGTAAGGGAACCCATAACATCTCTTACATGCGAATTTAATTGTGGATTCTTATTAAACTTCTTCCAACAAGTTTTCTGTAGAAGATCAAATCCAGTATAATCTCCAGTTTCTGGAGCAATTGAGAATCCATCTTCATCAACTATTTTACCATCAATTCTTGTTGGACCAGCCCAAGGCATTAAAGCCATATGAGCAACTTCCTGAAGTTCTTCTTCTGATAAATTATCAACAACTTGCTCAAACTCGATATTATTCATGCATACTCTCCAACAAGTCCACGTTTGTCTTCATGATATTCGCCAAATGAAGTAACCATAGTCCTTGATCTAAAATCATCCAAAGTTAAAAACCTTCCGCCATAAACAGCATAATTCAAAGCATAAACACTGTCATCCTGAATACCATTTCTGTCTTTCTTTTCAGGAGAACCATAAAACTTTGCTTCTGGATCATGGTCAAAAATTAATAACTCCTCAACAAGAATATCTTCCTTTCTTGTTCCTGGAACAACTATTTTTGGGAATTTTATTCTTGCAGTCATAAATAAATTATACAATTCAGAAAAACCATCTTGCTGAATTGTATAAGCGCCACCATGAGCCTTAAATTCTATATTGTGTTCTTCACACCATTCCCCAATATCCCACATACCCCATTTTTCAGTGCAAAGGGTGTCAATCCCATCGTATTCATCAATGTATGATTCAACAACTCCTTTAATTGAATCCATATCACTCATTTGAATATGACGCAAATCAATTAAAAAGTAAACATATCTTTGAATGGCAGAATCCTCTTGTAAAGCAATACTTGGATTGCTCTTAGAACCAGGAAGACCTTTTGCAATGAGGCACACCATTGTTCGGGCACCACGAGTTATATCAATTTTCATTGGATCTGCACGGTCAACACCAACACATAAAGAAAAGTTGGTATCAAAAACTTTGGAAAGTTTTTCCAGTTCATCCATTCTTATTGCTCGTGGTTGATTAAAAGAAGTCCTAAGTTTATAAATACTTTCAATATCAATCAACTTCTCCAAATCAAGAACTTCTCTTTTTGAATAATCAATAAGACCCTTAACGGATTCTTTATAATCGTAATACTGTTCAAGAGTACTTAAAACTTTATTACTTTCACCTAAACTTCCAAGATAACCAACATAATGAGCAGCATCAACAATATATTCAAGAAACATCTTTCTTGAGCCGGCATCCCAAGTATTCCTAAAGTACATTGCATACTCTCTTGGAGGAAATTTGGCTTTGTAACTATCAAGCTGCCCCTGAGTCATTTCTGGATTTGTAAAATCTCTATAATCAGCTTTTGGACTTTCCCTATGACTAAAAAATAAAGTTTTATCAGAACCCTTACGATAGGCGTCAAACAAACCAAATAAAATATGGTCTTTAGAAGAAACAGTACTATCAATAACACCTAAAGCATTAGGTATATTTCTTATGGAACCATCAAGCTGAGTGAAGAATTTAGGATTCTTCATATCAAAAATTTCAGAAAAAGTATAACCAGTTATGTTAGAAACAATACCAGAAAAAGAAGAAATACTCCGAATAAAACTTACAACATGTCCGCGTTTATTACGGAGTCGAATTTCTTTTTCCTGAACATTTTTACGTCCAACAATAGCAAGCAGTTTTGGACTGTTCAAAACTATATCACGCATAATATCAAAATGGACAAACTTTACCTGATCTTTACTGTTAGCACCAAGCATTATTTTCTGGGCAGGAAAATTAAAAAACTTCCAGAGTTGTATTAGACAAACAAATAAAGATTTTCCCTCACCGCGCATCCAACAAAAAACTATTAACCTATGAATAAATCTCCCCTTACTCATACGCAAAGCTTCGAGAGCCACTTCTTTTTGGAAGTCCCACATATCTCTGGAACACCGATTAGTTTCTGGATTAACCTCAGTTGGTAAATTGGCAATATCACACCAACAAGCAAGACCTTTGTAATAAATTTCTATACGGACAAAATCTTCACACCAACGAGCAAAACCTTCTCCACCAGAATTATAAGGAACAAGTTCTCTTGTTTTCTTTCTACTAATTAATTTGGTCATGCAGGAACTTCTCCGTTTTTAAGTAAAGCATCATAATAAGAGGAATCACCATCAAGAAAACCCATTTCCCTATCATCAGAACAAAGTACGGTTACGCTGTCAAGAAGATAATTAGCAAGCTTTATTGTTTCTCTTATCTCTTTATAAACAGGATGTATTTTATTTCCAAACATAACATTGTTTCCGAGACTATAAGCAGTCATCTTAAAACTGATTAACTGTTGAAATACCGGAAGAATCATAAAACCCATTTTTAATGCAGCAACGTCGTCTCGTTTCCTCACTGTCTTGTCCAGAGTATCTATTATTGTGGATATATAACGCTTCTGTAAAATACAAGTCTCATTCTCATTAATATAATTACATTCTGAATATAATGGACACCCCTCATTACAAGTTGGTATGGCTTCAAACATTGTCATCTTTAAGTTGTTCATCGCCTTCTTGCTGAATGTTATTGCATTACTCATAATCCCTCCTCTTAAAACAAAGTTAAATAAAGAAAGCATAATAAGAAAACAATAGAAAGTAAATAATTATTGTGGAGTTTAGGTTTACTTATCATAAGTAAGTTTTTGTGGGAGTTTCCCCTCCAAATCCAAAATTGAAATTTTTGTAGCATAAGTAAGAAAACTTGGAAAAACAAGTTCGGATTTAAGTTATAATGTAAGAAAACGTGGAAAAACAAGTCCAGGTTTAGGTTATAATGTAAGAGAACTTGGAAAAACAAGTCCAGGTTTAGGTTATAATATCATAAGTAAGAAAACGTGGAAAAACAAGTCCAGGTTTGTGGTGTGGTCGCCTCACACTGTTGTTGACAGCATAAAATTTTTCGAGTCGAGTGACTCACTTGTAACAGTGACAATAAATAACGTCACTCAGTGTCACTGTTACGTTTAACTACATTATTTCGAGTGACGAAAGAGAGACAAAAATGACAACTACTACTTCAAACACCAACGTTAATGCCACAACCACAAACACCACCTCCACCTCCTCAGATTTGCTTGAAAATTTTCTGTTCACCAGAACCTTCAACAATACCCGCCTGACCGCCACCAGCAAGTGTTCCCTTGCTATTGCAGCCGTCGCCCTTGCATCATGCAAAGAGACGTCAGTTACAAAAGTTGCTGAATTTCTTGTAACCCAAATGAGAGTTACAGATTGCGTCCATAAAACCGACTATACACGAAACAAACTCATTGCTTATGAAGACTTCATGCAACTGTCACCAAACGAAGTACTGAATAATGATACATATCGAACGATATGTATCAACAGTACTATCCGAAGACTGTCAAGACACATAAGAGCAACCGTCAAAAAGTATGATGCATTCAAGCAGTACTGTTACATTGACAACTATCAGATCATCATAACCGAAAAATGTATTAAATCATGCCAAAAAGCAGAGAAACACTTGTCAGCCATGCTTAAAAAAGTAAAGGCAAGCGTCACGATTACCAATGAAACCGCAGAGAAAATTGCAAGATCCTCTGCAAATAAGAAACCTGCTAAGAAAGCAGTAAAGACAGTAGTCAGAAAAAAAGCAGCAGAAAAGAAAGCAGTAAAGACAGTAGTCAGAAAAAAAGCAGCAGATAAGAAGTAAAGAAAACGTGATTTCTGCAAAGAATTTACATGCAGAAATCACTTTTCAGCATGTAGTCTATATGTATGTATAGACTACATGATTAAAGCTCTTAAAACGTACAAAAAACGTTTTATATGAGCTTTAAATAAAACGTAACTATGAAACCACACATGAGCGATTATCAACATCTCTATAACCGCCCACCACAAAACAACAAAGAGATGAAAACCTGAAGAGGATTAAAACCATGATAAACAACATTATTTTCTCCACCACGAGATTAGTTAAAAACCTTCTGTCCAACAAACTGTTCATAATGCTTGCCCTTATAGCAAGTATCCACGCTTCACTAATTGCTTTTTCTTACACCCTTGATATACAAGCAATAGCCTCCCAGCTACTTGTACACTTCAAATAATGAAAACAACGGGGATTCGGCTTGCAGGATTATTCCTAAGAGCCGAATATATACTACGTATATATTTAATAGAGGAGATTAAGGATATGGAAAAAACAATGAACAAGGTTTTGGTAGATATAGAGTATTCGGATTATTTTAGGGATAACTGGACGGATAAGGAATCTGGCAAGGTTTTCTTGTTCCAAGATCCACAATTCCTTGAATTGGATTTTGAAACCTTGGAAGAGGAATTTGCTTCCTTTGACGGTCTGGAATTTTAAATGGATCCGCCCATCCACATAATGGATAAACCAACCCTTGCAAAGTCTGGATTGCAAAACCGCTATATGCAAGGGTTGGTTATTGGTAGAAATCCATATAATACAAGGATTAATCCTTACTTGGTTATTGGTAGAAATCCATATAATACAAGGATTAATCCAGAGGGTAAACCAGAGGTAAATCCATATATTCTAAGGAATAAACCTTGTCTGGATCTGGATAAAATCCTTAATCCAGAACCCTTATGGAAAATCCTTACCACAAATCCTAACACCTCCCTTACCCGAGGTTTCGCAAGTGTGGTTTACTGGATTAGGCTTCGCCTATTAGGGCAAGGTTTCGTAGATTCGGATTTCGTAGATTCGGATTTCGTAGATTATTTTATTTCCGCAGGCATTCACTCTTACATACACGCACGGATACCTATTAACCCAGGGCGGAAGATGTTGAGGAAGATGTTGGTTTTTTATTCCTCAAAACGTCGGAAGATGTTGGTTTTTTATTCCTCAAAACGGCGGAAGATGGTATTCTTTAAAACAACGGAATATGGTATTACATACAAAAACTGGATATTCACTCTACAAGAGAGGATACTTCATATCTACTTTAGAATGCATATATTGTTTTACCAAGGAAGTTTTCTTTCTGTTCTTATAGGTAAAAAACTTCCTTTGTTTTTTGACAAGAATTTTTATTGGTTACGGATTTTCATTTTACAGAAACATTTCACTCTATCCAACAAAGTGTATTTAAACCTTGTATTTTGCTCTTTTTGTGATATGATATGTATATAGTTGAAG